GCAGCCTCAACGGTGACTGGTCCTACAGGTCCTACTGGTCCTTCTGGTGGTCCTACTGGTCCAACAGGAGCAACTGGTCCTACAGGTGCGACTGGAGCGACAGGTCCTACTGGTATTCAAGGTTCTCCTGGAAACTTAGGAGCGACAGGTCCAACAGGAGCAACTGGTCCTACAGGTGCGACTGGAGCCACAGGTGCTACTGGTGCTACTGGTGCAGCCTCAACGGTGACTGGTCCAACTGGTCCAACTGGTCCTTCTGGTGGTCCAACAGGACCTACTGGTCCTACTGGTCCAACAGGAGCAAACTCAACTGTGACTGGTCCTACTGGTCCTACTGGTCCAACAGGAGCAACTGGTCCTACAGGTGCAGCCTCAACGGTGACTGGTCCAACTGGTCCTACTGGAGCCACAGGTCTATCTATTATTGAAAACTACCAAGTAACTAACGCTGGTGCTGGTGCTTACACAATTGCTGGCTTCTCAAATCCAACTTTAACTTTGGTAAGAGGTCAAACATACTTCTTTACAGTCAATGCATCAGGTCATCCATTCTGGATTAAGACTGCTGCAACTACAGGAACTACAGACCAATACAACACTGGGGTCACAAATAACGGAGATGACGTAGGAGGTATTACTTTTACAGTACCTGCTGGTGCTCCAAATACACTGTATTATATCTGCCAGTTCCACTCAGCAATGCAAGGGCAATTAAATATAGTCGGATAACATCACTACAACTGGAGCATAAATGACGGACTACCCAAACTGGTTTAAAGCAGGCGGAGCAGAAGCAAACTTTGAAAAGTTTCTCTCTTCTTATAAAGGCAAGCCTTTGTCATGCTTGCAAATTGGTGCGTATACAGGTGATGCTACTCAGTGGTTGTTCAGTAATGTGCTAACCCATGAAGAATCAACTCTTACTGATGTGGACACTTGGGAAGGCTCAGAAGAGCCAGACCATGCAGAGATGAACTGGCATAGCGTAGAAGAAACCTATGACTTAAGAACTCTGTGGCATCAAAATGATGAACGTCTTTATAAACGCAAAATGACTAGTGATGAGTTCTTTAGCAGGAATGTATCTTCTTTTGACTTCATCTACATTGATGGGGACCACAGGGCCATGTCAGTGCTTAAAGATAGTATGAACGCTTTGCTTTGTTTAAAACCTAACGGCATTTTGGCTTTTGACGATTATATGTGGTCTCTTGGTAAAGAGCCTTTCTATGACCCTAAACCTGCAATTGACGCAATTCTTTCTTGCGTACCATCTCACGAATTCACGTTGTTAGAAAAGGGGCTACAAGTATGGATACAAAAAAACTAAAAATTGCTGTTTATGCAATTGCATTAAATGAAGAACAGTTTGTAGAGCGTTGGTATAACGCTGCTAAAGAAGCAGACTTCCTTCTGATTGCAGATACTGGTTCAACAGATAAGACTATTGAAAAAGCCAGAGCATTAGGAATTAACGTTGTTGAGATTGCTATTGTTCCTTGGAGATTTGATGATGCACGAAATGCAGCCGTTGCTGCAATTCCTAGAGACATGGACTATTGCATCGCACTAGATATGGACGAAGTTTTTGTGGCGGGATGGCGTGAAGAGTTAGAGAAAGTCCCTGAAGGGATTACTCGTCCACGTTATAAATACACATGGTCTTGGAATGCAGATGGTTCTGAAGGATTAACTTACAGTGGAGATAAGATTCATTCACGTAAGGGATACAGGTGGACACACCCTGTGCATGAAGTTATGCGAAATTACGGGATGGAAGAGACTCAATCATGGACTGGATTACAGATTCATCATTTCCCAGACAACACTAAGTCTAGAAGTCAATACTTCCCTTTGTTAGAAATGGCTGTAGCAGAAAGTCCAAACGATGACAGAAATGCACACTACCTAGGTAGAGAGTATTACTTCAATGGAATGTGCGACAAAGCAAAGGCAGAGTTACAACGACATCTTTCGTTGCCAAATGCTGTTTGGAAACCAGAACGTGCTGCATCAATGCGTTACATTGCTCGTTGTTCTGAAGGTGCTGAAAAAGAAGAGTGGCTAATGAAAGCACAAGAGGAATACCCTGAATCTAGAGAAGCCTTAGTTGAACTATCTGAGTATTACTACAGCATCAGTGATTGGCATGCTTGCCTTCGAATGGCAAAGAGAGCCTTAGACATAAAACAACGACCACTTGAATACTTAACAGACCCTAAAGCATGGGGTTACACACCATACGATATGGCAGCAATTTCTTCTTATCACTTAGGTTTTAAAGAGGATGCCCTGACATTTGGACAAGAAGCACTTAACATAGAACCTAATGATGAACGTCTAAAACGTAATTTAGAGTTCTATTCTGCTTAGGAGAGTTCATGCGGGGAAGTAGATTACAGGGTCGCTTTGACCTTGAGTATGAACAAAAGCGGATGTATGAAAGCATCAAAGAAGATTTACAACACCCTGTTGGTGTTGAAGTTGATTGGTTCCGTTGGAACAACGATTGGTATGAAGAAAACGTTGCCACTGTAAGAGACCCTCTTTACGACGTTTCAAACTCTGGTTATGTAGGAACAGGTAACGTTGGAGGTCGACGTTGGATTCCTCCCTTTAGTCTTCCTGCTATTACTGCTCAAATTATTCGTGGTAGCAATGACCTTAATGAGCGAGGCTTCTACGTAGTCGACACTTTGCGATTAGTTCTTAACGTAGGAGATGTTGAAAAACTTTTGCCTGGTATGTTGCTAGACCCATCAGACCATTTAAAAGACAGAGTTGTTTATCGTGGGAATGTTTTTAGTCCTTCTAGAATTAACCCTAGAGGACATTTTGGCTATAACTGGGCTGTTGTAACTGTTGATTTGACTGAAGTTAACTCAGAAGAATTAGTAAATGACCCTCAATTCCAGTATTTGGCACTAAAAGGTCAGCGAGAAATGATACCTTACGAAGAGTTGTATTACGGATTTAATGGATATGGAGAAGGAAAATATGGTAACTAACGAAGAGCGTGAAGTTTTAGAAGCACAAAAGATTGTTCTAGAAACCGACATTGCTGATTCTCAGTCTTGGCGAGGTGCTCGTGAGTTAGCAGCAATGGGCGATGCTCTTGCAAAACTAACAGCGAAACTAGATAGCGAGTAACCCTTGCCTCTCAATCTTCCCAAGCGTGGAGATAACAACTGGGACACGCCACTTAATGCTGCCTTAGTTGACTTAGACACTCGAGTAACTACGCACACTCACCCTGCATCTGCAACTGCTTATCCAAGCCCAATTGCTTACACACCTGTGTGGTCTGGAACTGGTTTAGTGCAGTCTTCTAACCTTGCTACAGGAACATACTTTGATTATGGTCAGATGGTTGTTGTGCAAATTACAGTTCCGATGACAAACGTTACTCATTTTGGTACTGGTGCTTACTCGGTAACTCTTCCAAAACAATCAGCACTTCATGCAAATGCTTGGGGTGGAACTATTCACGACACAAGTCTAAGTAAGTTCTACAGTCTTAAGGGGCACTTAGAAGCAAACAGTAACGTTTGCAGTCTTTGGTTTATAAACCAAGCCACTCAAGACCAAACATTTGCTGCAACCACACCTTTTGTTCTTGCTACAGATGACCTGTTCCACATCAACTTTATTTACCAGGCTAAATCTGCGTAATGGCTGAAAAAAAGAAACCTGTTAAACCAGAGAAGCCAGTAACTATTGCTATTGGAGTTCCTGGTCGTAAGGCTCATATCTCACATAAGGTCACCAAAAATAAAAAAGGCGATGTTGTAGTAGAGCACACAAACTCAAAGCAGGGTAAATACGATAAGATTAACCTTACTAAAAAAAGCCAAGGCTCAATAAAGTCTGTGGCTCAAGGAGTCAAGGGCGTAAAAGAATGGCATAAGAAAAATCCGCACACGAGTAGGAGTACGTAATGGCGACTAAAGTTGCTGCAGACCCTTGTTGGAAGGGATATGTTCAAGTAGGTATGAAGACCAAAAACGGCAAAAAAGTGCCAAACTGTGTTCCTGAAGGTTCTGGAAAGAAAAAAGTAGCAGCCCCCAAGAAAGGCAAAAAATGAATTTAGCATTTGAATTAGACTTAGTTGTGAGGGGATTAATTGAATTCCCTGAAAATGAGCACAACGCTGCAGCATTAGCGGAGGTACGACCAATTGCTGCAAAACTAACTATTTTAAAAGACCAGGTAACAGAAGACGTTCTTTCTAAAGAACAAGTTATTACTTCTTTAGAAAACGTAAAGGGAGAGTTAGATGTCCTTGATTCTATTTTGCCTTTTGTTAAAATTGCTGCTGCAGACCTACTGCGGTTTGTTAACCTACTAAAAGAAAGCGAGTAAGAGCATGTGTGCTGTATGCGGATGCGGTAAGAAAAAGGGTCAGGCTGGATTTGGTAAAGGTAAAGGCTCTGCTATGGATGACAAAAAGAAAGCCTCTATGCTAAAGGGCAAAGACAAAGACAAGAAGAAGAAGTAACCCCTATGGCTAAAGAACTCTCACCTAAACAAAAGCAAATTGCTAAAGTTGCTGGAAACCCTAAAAAAATTGAGGGTAAAGACTTCCAAGCGTTAAAGGCTATGAAAAAAGGCTCTGGCGTAAAAGGTAAGACTCAAAAGCAATTGCCTCGTAAAAAGGGTATGTAATCCTTAAAAGAATTAAAGTTTAAGCCCCCGACTGGGGGCTTTTTCTTTATCCTTGTCTTAGCAAGAACCATGCGGGTCTTGCTGTTTTACTTGCTGATTTAACTGCTGCTTTAAGGGGATGTCTATGTCTACTCCATGGTACGAACAGGTTGCTGAGATGCAGTCTGCCAGTGAGCGTGATGAGTTTGTAAAAGGTATGTACGGTTTTAAACCGCATAATCAGCATAATTTTGTAATTGGTCTTTTGGCTGGGTATGTCGGAACTAAACTACTTTTTAACTCAAAGAAGTCACGCCGTGAGACAAATAACTAAACTCAAGCCAGCATTTATAAAAGCAGCCCGTCAAACCGCTCAATTCATGACGCTTGAATTGCGTAATGAAACACGAGCCAGTGGTTGGAACCCTGATGTTGTTGACGCTATTAAAGTCTCCTATTCCAACAACCACCTAAGTATTAACATCCCTGCAAAATATAAGCCGTTGGCAGATAACTGGGAGTTTGGTACTCCTAATCGCCAACCTACTGGGGCAATCCGACGTTTCTCAAATCGCCCAGAAGAGGCAGAGAAGTTTCTTTTAAAAAGCGTTAAGACTTCTTTAAGAGGTGTCCTATGACACTAGGTCCTTTATTTTTAGAAGAAGACAACATGCTCAAAGAAAAACTTAAAGGCATTCTTGTCCATGACCAACGAGCAGACAACGAAAAAATTGGTCGTCCTGTGCAGGTATGGTTTGGTCAACCTGACGTTGAACTTAGAGACCAGACTTACCCATTTATTACTATTGACTTAATTGACATTCTTGAGGACCGTGCTCGCTCACATAGAGGCAAGGTTAACAAAACTACCGCTCCATATTTAGAGCCTGCAAATTTTCCTGTTAACAAGGCTTGGGAAATTGATTACCCAATTCCAGTAAACCTTGATTACCAAGTAACGACGTATTCACGTCAACCTCGACATGATAGAGAAATTCTTGCTGAACTTCTCTACTCAAGATTAAAGTTTCGCAATGCGACTTTAATCGGTAATGACGATACCGTCCGTCGTCTTGATGTTCTCGATGTCTCAAAACGAGATGTTGTAGAACAGGCTAAACGCCTGTTTGTAAATGCAATTACTGTGCGTGTTTCAAGTGAAATTCCACAGGATATGTATGAAGAGTTCTACAAGGTGCAAAAAGTTAAAGTCACTGGTTCCGCTCCTGCTCCAAGGCAGAGGATTATCGGAGTCAACTACGAACAAACATCTCGCTAATAATCGGACCCCCTACCAACAACCTAGATAGGAGAAATCATGGCAGTTTATAAAAGACCAGGAATTTACATCAGTGAAGTCCTGCTCCCTGCTCCAATTACTAACTCCATAACAGCACAGGCTGCTGGTATGGTCGCTGCACCATTTGCCCAAGGACCAACAACATTAACCTTGGTTAACTCATGGTATGAATTTACAAAGCATTTTGGTGGTTACAATTCATTGTTCCCAGCCACATTTGCTGTCTCTCTCTTTTTCCAAAATGGTGGAAGAGAGTTGTATGTTAAAAGAATTATGGGCCAAACAGCACAGGCTGCAACTGGCGTAGTTCCTCGTGCTTCTGGTGCTGGAACTGTTTTAACACTAACTGCAAAAAATAAAGGAACTGACGGTAATAACTACCGCGTTCAAATGTCAAACGGAACTGCTGTTGGAAACTCTCTAAATATTGCTATTTACAAAGAGGGAGTTCCTGGAACTTCTACTAGCATTCAAGACGATATTTTAGTTGAACAGTACGACAACGTTTACACAGATGAACCACTTTCTAATAGTTACGCACCAACAGTGATTAACTCAGTTTCACAACTTTTTACTTGTACTGTTAGTGATAACACAAACCTTCCAAGTGTTAACGTTGTGCCATTTACTGGTGGAACTAATGGAAATGCAATAATTGATACCGACTACTCTAGTTCAACAGATGGCGTAATTGCATCCATTGCAACTATTGACCGTCCTTTGGTAGTGTTTTTACCTGGTCTTTATGATTTGTTGACCGCAAACGCAGCAACACAAATTCAACTTGATGTTGCTGCTGCATGTGAGAGTTCACAAAAGAACTTCTACGTTGGAGAAACTCAAAAAGACCGTACAGTTACACAAGCGTTGACTACTGCCGATTCACTTGGTGGTGGTAGAAGTTTTGCTGCTGTTTACTATCCTCACGTATTTGTTTCTGACCCTCTTGGTGTAGCCACAGGTGCTACACGTAAGGTAGGTCCTGCAGGTGCAGTTGCTGGTTTGTTCTTAAGAACTGATGCAACTGTTGGTCCATTCAAAGCCCCTGCTGGTTTAACAGCAAACCTTGTTGGAGTTGTTTCTACAGAAAAGACATTTACTACTACTGAGTTAGATACTTTAAACTCAAGTAAGTATCCAATTAACCCTATTCGTCAAATCCCAGGTGCGGGTATCTCAGTAATGGGTGCACGTACTCTGCTACAGGACGGAACAGCAAACAAGTATGTAAATATGCGTCGTTCTCTTATTTACATCCGCAAGAGTTTGCAAAACCTAACAGAGTTTGCGCTATTCGAAAATAACAATGAGCAGTTGTGGGGTCGTATTACTACAACCCTTAACACCTTCTTAAATGAATACCGCAATCAAGGAGGATTACGTGGAAATTCTCCATCAGAAGCGTACTTTATTAAGTGCGACGCTGAAAACAATACTGCTGCCTCTATCGCTAGTGGCGAAGTTCGCATCGAAGTCGGTGTGGCTTTGCAGTACCCTGCGGAATTCGTGGTTATTAACCTTAGCCAGAAGACCTTAAACTAAGAAAAGGAGCCTAACTAAAAATGGCATTCGTAGATAAAAACAGGTCAAGTCTTGCGACTGACCCAATTAGAAACTTTAGGTTTTTGGTCAGATTTCTTCCTCTGAACTCAAATGACACTAATCTTTCTGATTTAAGTACAGCAACTATGGGCTTTACTTCAGTTTCAGGAATGGCTGTAACCACAGACTCTATTCCTTATCGTGAAGGTGGCTACAATACTACTGTTCACCAAATTCCTGGACAAACTTCTTTCCAGCCAGTTACTCTTCAAAGAGGCGTACTTATTGGAAATAAGCAAGGCTGGAACTGGATGAAGAACATGTTCTACACAGTTCAAAATGGTGGAAACAGAACTATCAATCAAAACTTCCGTTGCGATATTGAAATTTCTGTTCTTCCACACCCAATATCAAATCAAACAATTGCTGCAGGTGCACAAGAAGACACTGCAATGAGGTTTAAGTTTTACAACTGCTGGCCTACAGCAATTGCTTACTCAGACCTTAACGCTGGTGACAACTCTCTCCTTGTTGAACAAATGACAATGGTGCATGAAGGATTCGATACATCGTTTGCTTCATTTGATGCTGCTAAGAAGTTTGTTTCTGCACCAGCAGTTGACGCGTAACTAACTAACTAAAGGAAAATAAAATGACTACTCAAACCGTAAAAGCATCTGAAAATCCAGACCTTGTAAACCAAATGGTTGCCCAAGCACTGGCCGAACCTGAAAAACAACAAGAATCAGTTGTAGTTACTCCTCCTTCTGATGTTCACGTTACTCTCCCTGGCGGATTTATAAATTCTGCTGGGGAGAGTGTGACAACAGTTGAGGTTCGTGAATTAACTGGAAAAGACGAAGAAGCAATTGCAAGAGCACAGAATCTTGGCAAGGCTCTTCTACAAGTACTAAGCCGTGGAACTGTCAAAATTGGAAAAGAACCTGCTACTGAAGATGCACTAGATGCAATGTTGGCTGGCGACAGAGATGCTGTCATGCTAGGTATCTACAAAGCAACTTTTGGTAATACACCAGAACTACAAGGTTTTTGTGGCGGATGCAACGCATTTAAGCCAGTTACCATTAACCTAAATGAAGATATTAAAGTAAGAACTTTAGTAGATGAGCCTAGTTTTGTTGTAAACGCTAAATGTGGAGAAGTAGTGGTTACCCTACCAACAGGTTACTGTCAAAAAGAGTTAGTGAATAACTCAGATAAAACTATGTCTGAGTTGACAACGATTCTTCTTGAGAACTGCATTCTTAAGATTAACGGTCGTCCCGTTATTAGTAAAGGACAGATTCAAAACTTAGGCATTAGTGACAGACGCTTAATTGGCGAAGCAATTAATAAACACGCAATTGGCCCAGTTTTTGAAGATATTTCAGTTACTTGTCCTGACTGCGAAGGTGAGGTAAACACTCCTATTAACTTAGGAAGTTTGTTTCGCTTTTAAAATTTCTCAATATCCAGTTTTGATGGCTGAATGGTTAGCCTTATCAGAGAGACATCAAGGATGGACCCTTACTGAAATAAAAGAACTTTCAGTAAGAGAACGAAAAAATTGGTTAGAACTTGCTAAAGAAGGTTACTAAGGAGTTGACATGGCAGAATTAAACGATTCGTTAAAACAAACCGACGAATTGTTATCCAGCATTGTCAAAAGTCTGACCTCTGCTGAGCAAATAACTAAACGCCTTGAAGGTTCTATGGGTGGAGTTGCTGGAAAAGCAAAGTCTGCTAAGGGTGGTGGTGACCGACATATCGGTACGGGTCAACATAGCCAAATGCCACACATGGACAAAGTAACTTTTAGTGGACAAGAAAAAGTTGATAGCACTGCAGAAATTGCTATGCGAGAGGGTATGGAGGCCACTAGATATGGCTTAACCCCTACTCGTGGTCAAAAATTATTGGGAGTTGGTCAAGGACTTGCACAAGCAACCTTTGGTATTGCTGCTGGAGCAATGGCTGCAATGCCAGGAGTTGCCGAAGTTGGTGCAAGTGCTGGTAACTATTACGGAGCATCTATTCGTTCTAATATGAGCCGTACTTCAATAATGAATGCCACTTTTGGTGGTTTAGCAGGTGGAGTTACGAGCACTCTTTCTTCTTCAAATATTGCAAGTATTGCTGCAGCAAGAGGCATTATGCCAGGAAGTGCTCAATACAATGCTTTAGTTGCAGATGTTGGTGGTGCTGCACGGTATATGAACATGGCAAATGAAAACGCTATGGTTGCCATGTCTGGTTTTACTCAAGGAGACTTTTCCTCTCGTTTATACAACATTGGTGTTAGCACTTACGATTCAAAAACTGGTAAGGCTCGAGGCCAAGATGAAATTTTTGGTCAACTCTACGGTCGTCTCACTCAAGGTCAAGGAAAAATGAGTGTAGAAGAGACTATGAATAGTTTTCAAGCAGGTGGTTTTAACAAAGCAGTTACTGATTTAGGAATGACAGAAGACCAAAGACAACTTTTTATGCAATATTCTGTTGATAGAGCAGCAGGAAAACCAACTGATTTATCTAAACTAGGGTACGGACAAAATCCTCTAGCGGATAAAATGCGTATTACCGCATCTGATACATCGGTTTTAAATACGTACACCGAACCCGTATTAAAAGGACTTAAAGCAGCAGCCGATTTAATTGAGACCACAGTTAATCCTGCATTAGAAAAATTGGCTGGTACTGCAGGAGTGGCATCAGGATTTTTAGGTGGTATGGGTGAATCACGTGCAGGAATGGGCATGGGTATCGCTGGTGGTGGAATTGTTCAAGGATTGATGACTGCTGGTGGTGCTTTCTTAGGTGCTAAAGGTGCTCAAGGTCTTTTAGGCAAAGGCGGTTCTAGTGGGGTTAAAGCAGGAGGTTTTAAAGGTCTTTTAGGAAAAGCAGGACTTGCTGGATTAACCTACATGGGATTAGAGCAAGTACAAAAGTTTTTTAACAAAGCAGATGTTCCAGATGAAATGCGTTATATCGCAAACCTTTTATTTGACGCAGGTCAAGGTGGGTTGACTGGATTAGCAACAGGAAACCCTTATGCAGCCCTTGCTGGTACAGTCGCAGGCACTGCTGGTGGTGTTGCAAACCCTTACGGTGGTAAAGGCGGTGGTACTCCAGGATTTGGTGCTGCTTTTGGTTCTAGTGGCGTAAATAGTGCAAACCCCTCTTCACCAATTACTAATGGTGGTGTAGGAACACCTTACGGTGCTACGGGAAGTTTATGGTCTGGGGGAAGTCACACAGGTCAAGATTACCCATGTGCTGTTGGAACTCCTGTTCACGCATCATTAGGTGGAATGGTTATTAATACAAACCCTGGTTCAGATTACGGTAAAACTGTAGAAATTGACCACGGAAACGGTTATCAAACTTTGTACGGACATTTATCGGAAGTACTGGTCAAAGTTGGAGACACTGTTACGCAAGGACAGTTAATTGCAAAAAGTGGTGACACTGGAAAAGTTACAGGTCCTCACTTGCACTATGAAGTACGTAAAGGAAAAAATAACCCAGTAAATCCTGATGAATTAAGCAAAGCAGGAGGTTCTGGTTTAGCAGGAGTTCTGGGTGCAAGTGGCAATAATGGAACATCTACTAACGGGCAACAGTTATCGGCTATGGTTGGTTCTAAATCTTTACAAGAATTACTAAGTGGGGGTATAGGAAATCTTCCTGCTGAACTTTTGGGTAGTGCTAGTAGTAGTAGTGCTACAAGTGGTGGAGCAAAGGTAATCCTTGGAACTGGTAGTGAAAAAGAATGGGCTACTGGTCTTCTTCAAAAAATGGGTGCTCCAGTCAGTGATGCTTCTATAAATGCTCTTACTACATGGATGCGTCATGAAGGTGGACACTGGAAAAACTCTGCTCACTACAATCCTTTAAATACCACATTAGACATGAGTAACAATGAGTCTATGAATAGTGTGGGAGTAAAACGCTACAAATCTTGGGAAGAAGGATACGCAGCAACTATAGGAACGTTGACAGGAAAAAATGCTGGGGACCGTGGGTATACAGCAATTGTAGATGCTTTAAAGTCAGGTGCTTCGACAGATGCTATTTTAGCAGCAGTAAATAACTCAGCATGGATGACTGGTAAAACGGGAAAAAACCCTTATAAGTTCCAAGGTGGAGGCTCACCTTCAGTTGCAACACTTAACTCTTCAGCAGGACTAAATATATCTCCGTCTATCACAATTAATGTAAGCGTTCAACAAGCATCTTACGCTGAGGCTATGAGTCTTGTTGAAATTGTTAAAACTCAACTTGAAAAAGAAAATTTACTTAGAATAGTAGGTGGGAAATAATGCCTGACGTAAAGGGTTTAGGTGCTAAAGCAGACCAAGAAAAAAGGTTGGCTGCTTCTCTTAAGGCTGCAGAAGATGCAAATGAGAAAGCAAAATTTGCTAAAAGCGTAGCGGAAAGGGCTAAGTCTAAAGAAACAACCTTAAAAGGACTAATAGCACAACTTGATTTGCTGCAGGCTGAAAAAACAAGGCTTTCTGGTTTAAGAACTTTCTATCAAAACAACCTTAATAATTTAATCCTTAGTAATGCCAGTGAAGCAAACATTGCTGCTGCTAAAAAACTTTGGGTTGATACAGATAACTCTATTAAAAAAATTGACACTAATATTGCAAAAAAGGCTAAAGAATACGGAGATGCAGCCAATAATGGTAAAGTTTCTGCACGAGCAGGGGCTGCACAGTTTCGAAAAGAAGCCAAGGTTAGGCAACAATTAGCAAAGGCTAAAAACGACAAAGCCAATCCTAATGGAAGTAAAAATACTAAAGAAGATACTGATGGTGCAAATGAAAACCCTATTAGATTTAATGCTCCTATGGTTAGGTCAGCATACTTTGGAACAAACCACCATTCAACTAAGTATTTAACCGCTAAAGGAGCATTACCGCCTGCTGCTTCACAACTTCTTGCTGACCTCGGTAACTTTGGTGACGGACAAACTAACAGAGGGTTTATTATTCCAAACAAAAGGTCACAAGAGGCAGCCTTGTCTAAACTAGATGCTAAAGATAAAGCAATAGTTGGTGGGTATAAAGTTCCTTACGGATTTAGGTTTCATTACAATCCTCAATTTGTAACACAATCTTACGGTTCCATAACAGGTATTTCCCCAGAATTACTTGAGTCTGGAAAAGACAAGACAAACATGATAACTACTCCTGCTTCTAGTAGTTCAATTTCAATTACCTTGTACTTAAACAGAATTGAAGACATGAACGCTTTGGCAAACTTTAACGTTAAAGAACCAAGTTATTTTGCTCCCATTAACTCTGATGAGAAATCTCTAAAGTACTACCCAGAAATAGTTTCAGCATCAGACCGTAAACTAATTAAAGACTTTGGAACAATGTACGATTTAGACTTTCTTTTTAAAACAATAAACGGTGATATGGGTGGATACAAAAGCCCATTGCGTGGAATACAAACTGGCGATGTTGGCTGGTTAAACGGTATTGCAGTTGAGGTTCACATGGGAAGAAAACTAAGATATTTAGCAAGAGTAACAAACATCAGCGTTAATCATGTTCAGTTCACTGAAAATATGGTTCCAACATTAACTACCGTAGTTCTTACTATGGCACGGTTTCATGATGCAATGGTTAAGGATTAAAAGTGATTCCTTTATCTAGTAGATACGCTGATGGCCTTTTGTTAAAGGCTTACCACCCAGTCAAATTAAGTTTTGAAGTTGGTGTTTATCGTGTTTTCCCTAATAACGTCTCTGGAGTTTTTTACTACTCTTGGGTAGAAGGTGACCGCCTTGATATTTTAGCAAGCAGATTTTTGGGTGACTCTCGTCTTTGGTGGGTTATCATGGACTATAACGATGACATCCATAGTCCTTTTGAATTAGTTCCTGGTCAACAGTTAAGGATTCCAGTTCATGTCTTATAATCAAAAGTATTCTTCACGTGAACACAACTCTTTTTCTGTAGAGTTTCCTGATTATCCAACTTTTGGTTTTTCTGCTGACAATATAACGTTAGAACAAAAAGTTAATACTCACGACGTTCTTACTATAGCCTTTACAAATTTTAATTTGGCTATGCTAAAAGGGCTAAAAACACAATCGCCAGTAGTCGTTAATTGGAAAACTTCTAATCAAGTACGTGGAACTTTTTATGGGGTTGTTTACGGAGTCCAAAGAACTCATGCTGTTCAATCCAGCAAAGACGTTCAAATTATTTGTTTAGGGTTGACTTTTTTAATGAAAGAGTCGAGGTCTGGTATTTGGACAAATAAAACAATTAATGAAGTAGTTAGTATTGTTGCAAAAAGAAACAAACTAAAAGCAGTAGTTAGTGGTCATCCAGCAAGATACTCTCAGATTACACAACAAGGAGAAAGTGATTGGGAGTTTTTACAAAGACTAGCGGATGATAGTGGCTATACCATCGCTATTAAAGATAAAACTATTCTCTTTAGAACCATTGACGAAATTGTTTCTGAGTCTATTGGTGGAATGCCTATTTTATACCAAGAGCAAACCTTTATGCCAGCATTTTCTAGCCTACAAGAACAAACACTAGATAGACTGACTCCGTTGTATGGAGACTACTTAGAAAGCCCTGACTTGCCTAACAACTCTAACAAAATTACTAGAGGTGTTGACCCGATAAAAGCACTTACGTTTACTTCTACTGAGTCACCAAAAAATAAACAACAAACAAGAAAAGTTAAATCTGACCCCATTTTCAACCAAGAACTTACTAACGTAGTTGTTAATACAAAAGAATTCTCTCAATCTGTAGCAAAAGCAAAGGCTGCTAAAGCACGTTTTAACATACCTGCAAAATTTAAAAGCCAAGGTGACCCACGAATAGTTCCAAATTCTTTGGTAGAAGTTAAGGGGATACTAGGAGATGCCGATGGCTATTGGTTAGTACACAAGGTTACTCACTACATAAACGTTAATGGTGTGTACCAATGTAACGGCACTTTGCTTAGTGACGGTAAAGAACAAAATTATAGAAAACAACCTAACACAAATACACAGCCTGATAGTCCGTATGTAAACATACAGGCTGTACTAAAAAACCAAACCGCAACAAAA